TTATCATATTGCAAATAGTATTTAAAATTGCTGTTAAAACAAAGCCAGATTTCATACCTTTATGTGTTCGAAATAACCATTTACCTGTTATCATATAACAATGTATCATCGCAAGAACAATGTTCTTTCTTATCGTATCATGCATTCTCTTCCAAGATCGATCATTTCTTTTATACCATATATTAATCGTTTCGACCGCAAGTAACATCACATATTCTAATAAATTTTTATCATAAGCTGACACATCACAATCTATTCCATAACTAGACACCTTAAGTAATTGAAATAGTAGATCATTCCATTGTTGTGATTCTGGATTAATACCAATACACGAAAACATTCGAGTGTTAGCTTTGTGGAACATAGATATAAATGCTCCAAAGTACATTCGTGTTAGTACTGAATACCACCATGGTGGTATTTCAAAAATTCTGCACATCTTTCCTGGTTTTTCTAAATTATCTTTAAGTGCAGTTACAAAAACAATTGGTTTCACATTTTCCCAATCTTTACTTTCTATGTCCATAATTTTCTGACCTAAAGGTGTAAATGTTAAATCTCCTTCGGTGTTATTAATAAAATGATGTTTATTTTGACCAGTTGTAACATATGGATAACCGGGTGAAGTATGTAAATTCATGGCATCCATCTTTCCATATTTGTTAAGAGCTTCAATATCATTCAAGACTTTGGCTTCTTCAGTATCATATTTTGACACTACATAATCTAATAATTGTTGTTTTTGAGGAATATCAGTTTCCACAATATCTGATCCAAACATAAAAGTTGAAATTAATGCTGGATCTGGATCACCAACTTTAATAGATGGAATTTTAGTTATTTTGCTAAATTCATAATCTTCATTGAATTCAGTAGAAACAAAATCTGTGGATCTATTAATATAAACAGGATTTTTGAGTTCACCAATAAAATCCATAGATAAGCATTCAGCAACATTCATTAACTCCTGAGCTGTATTAGAAGTATTGCAATCAAAAGCGCATTTCTTAAACATCACAGGAGGATCATACAATACTTCCGGTTGTTCATCACCAAGTGTGGCTCTAAGCATTTCTTGTGTTATAATAAGAGCTCCTGCTTTATAAGAAGTAACTGATCCAAATAAATGCATTCCTAATAATTTACGTGTTGTATTGGGATTTTTATGGACGATGATTGATCCACAATCTCCAACAGATGTATCAGTCTCATAAGACAAACCTTTCACTAAATATAATGAAGTCTTGCTAGACACTTCATATTTGATACATTCTTTAAGCATTGATACAGGAAATGATCTCACAGCCTTATCTAAAACATCATTTCTTAAAGATAATGATATCATATTACACTGAGTTCCATCGACAATAACATCTAGATCTTTTTGTAATATAAACCTTTGAATATTTTGTGGTTGATCTAATCTCAACGAATCCTTGAAATCATATAAGACAGCATCTTCAGTTAATGCTCCACTAGCAGTCTTAACTCTAACAATATTGTCCGCATTATAAGGAACATTAAATGTCTTCCAGACATCTTTAACTTTAAGCTTCATATGTAATGTATATTTAACATCAACAGAATTTAATCTGGTCTCTCCATTGCGATCTAAAAAAAAGTGTCGAGGGTATAAATACTTTCTATTTTGAATATGAATAGTGTTAACATAATTCACTAAATGGCCGCCATCTTTTGTAACAGCATACAATGCTGTACAAGAGAGATTATCACTTATGCTATTTTTAATATCTTCAGCAACCTGATCGATCATTCCTTGGGCTATTATCTGTCTATTCAAACGATGAGTTACTGGTGTATTAAGTTTATCATGGTTTAAAACCTCATCAGCCAATCCATGCATGACGTTTCTACTGCGATGTGGTCGAGCTTGTTTTTCCGTTAATGATTCACCATAAAATTGTTCTAAGTACGGTTGGTGTTTTGATAAAAATTTATCAATTGTTTTAACATCAATTTGTTTAGCTCTCAGGTCTAATAATCTTTTAACTCCAACCATTAACATTTGTTCTTCAGTCATAGTTGCATTTTCTGCCATCCATAATGCTGCTGATGTTGTTACAGCAATATCACAATCATATTGAGTACCACACAATTTGGAAATAGTCTTGCACGTTACATGAGTAGCCTGCGACATATTGTCTTCAGACACTGCTTTATGAACCTTCTTCGCACCAAAATAAAAATATAATGTTGTTAAAACGACACCTAATAATGTCATCACTGGTAATCCAATACCTATTGCTGTAAGAAATATATTATCCGGGTTAGAATAAAATGTTTTAATTTTATCATGAATATGCATATAAAATTCATCAAAATGACCTTTAGTTTCATAATATGATGTTAATAATTGTAGTTTACGATCATGCCAACCTTGACTAATAAATTGAGATGGAGTTTGCTTATGTTGCCAAGTTAGCAAATGATCATTGCGTTTTTCCCGGTTATCTGATAATTTAATTTTATGTTTATCTGAATATTTTGTTAACAAATCATGTGTTACTATTGGAGCATCAGCAACAATATC